AGCAAATCACATTCAAGGAGCAGGGAATGCCTCTATATCATACGGACTGTTTAAAGATAATACACTTTTATCTGTTATGACATTTTCAAAACCTAATATATCAAAAGGTAATAAAAATCAAATTGCAAATACGTGGGAACTTAATAGATTTTGCTCAACAATAAACTATAATATCATGGGAGGGGCTAATAAATTATTTTCCAAATTCTTAAAAGATCATTCTCCTGATCGTGTAATTTCTTATTCCGATCTTAGGTGGAATACTGGCAAGGTATATGAAAGAATTGGATTTGTACATCATCACCGTAGCCCACCAAATTATTGGTATATTAATTTTCAATTGCAAACACGAATACATAGATACAATCTTCGTAAGAATTCGCAGGATGAAAAAACCTTAACCGAATGGCAAAATCGACAACTCCAAGGATGGAATCGCATATGGGACTGTGGAAATGATGTGTGGATTTGGTCAAAGAAATAGCGGGATCAAGTCCCGCTATTTCTTTTAGTATTATCGTGTGCCGTTTGGTAACGGATCGCCTGTGTTTAGAAGACGTATTGGTATGTAAATAAATTCGATAGCCTTTTCAGGCTTAATTGCCACATCAATCCACAACTGATTTGCATCAATACGTGCTGGAGTATTATTCGTTTCGTCACAAACTACAGCAAAGTCATACAATGCGCGCAACCCCACAAGGTTGTTGAAGAAACCGTTAAAGGTTGTGAGCACCGCATCACGAGTCTGTTTGTCGTTGGGTTCGAACAAGAATGCCTTGGCCACATTGTCCAGTTGATACTTGAGGTAGTTGACCAGACGAGCTACGTTGATACGATCCAGTGCACTGGCTGTGGGGCTCAGCGTCTTTTGCCCATAAATCACCAGTCCTCTGTTGGGTATGTAGGCAATGGGGTTGATGTTGTTTGTATACAGTGCATCACGTTGACCTTGGTTCAAAGTCTGAGGCTTGTACTCGCCAATGCTATTCAAATAGCCCACGCTGTTGACACCAGTCACCAACCCACGGTTGAAGCCTGCAGGGGCGAACCAGGGATATGCGACTTGATCGTTGAATGCAATAGTTCTCAGTGCCATCATGCTGGGTGGAACAAAAACATAGCTGCCATCCAAGTTGGTGCTCAAGGCCCAGGGATACCAAACACCAACGTAATCATTGCGTGTAATCAAACCAGCATCGCCATTGTCATATGCGTTGGCTGCGTTGGTTGCCCAGTTAACGATTGCGGTGCCGGTTGGTGGCAAGTGAGCAGGTGTATCGCCCACTACAAATGCTATTTCTTTTTTGTCGGTATTGAGAGTAACCATTTCATCAATGCATTCTGGGTAACCAGGTGCAGCCAACAAGTTGAAGTAAACAGCTTCTGCGCGAGCATCTTCACTTGCCTGCAATGCACCTTGCATGGCATTCACAATCATAATGCGCTGAGCTGCATGTCCCATGTAAGGTGTAAAGTCTCCGGGGTTGTTGCCACTTGCTGTGACCCAGGTTCCCTTGCCTGCGCCAAAGTAGTTGGCACTCCATTCCTTCACGTTGTTTGTGCTATAACGAGTGTTGAACAACAACATGCCTGCTGGATACAGCTCTGCATCTGGCGCATCACTGTCAACTTGGTCGCTGGCAGCCAATACATCACTCATGGTGCTGTAATTGTAGTTGCTACCTGCATTGCTGCGAGCATCTTCAAAGATGATGCCAGCTGATGTCACATGGTCAGTGTTGTCGATTTGAATCCAGGATTGGCTGGTTGCAATGTAACGACTTATCACTGGGTATGTTGTGGCGCTGGAATCAAGCCAAAGGTCATAGTCTGCCAAGTCGTTTCCTGTGCTCTGTGTCAGCGGTGCGCTGCCACTGACAATGATGCCATTGGGGTCTGTGCCGGGATATACGTTCTTGTATCCCTTCCATTGTTGTCCAGTGCCCACCATGACATCAGCAACCAGCTGGGTGTTGTACCACAATGTGCCATCAGCAGGTGCGCCTTGCGGAGCAGTGGTGCCGGGAGTATAGCTCCAAGTTTGACCCGTCATGAGGCCTGCTGTTGACCAAGCTGATCCATCCCAACGCAACAGTTCCATGGTCATCTCAGTGGGGATAGCGTTGTCCGACGTTGAGGCGGCATCGTCCAGGTTGTAGCACATAAACAAACTGCCGTTGTTTTTGCGAGCACCAAAGCTCAAGTTTGCAGTGTTGATGTCTTTGAGCCAGGGTATAGTTCCAGTGTTGGGCACAGTGTTTTGTGTCACCCAAGTGCCATTGACATATTGCTTGACTTGTGTGCTGGCACCGCGGTTTTGGCTTGTGGTGTTGACCCAAATGCTTTTGGCTGCAAGCTCTGTGGGCAAGCTGGGCACGGTAAATGCAGGAGTTGCACTGGCATTGTAATAATCTTTGAAGAATGCAGTGCGGCCATATTTGTAGCCCACACCAATACCTGCACCAGTCAGCGGAGCACCGTGAACTTCCTGCAACTTGATGTAAGTGCCGGCTCGGCTCAATGTCAAGTAGTTTCCCGGAGCAGTTGCAATGGTTGCGCCCACTGCGGTGTTAATTTGTGCTGCCACATTGCCAATGGCGTTATTGGGTCCTGCAAGAACAGTGATGGTTTGTGCTCCACCTCCAATATCCACTGTAAAGGAATCGCCCGCAGTGAATGTTGGGGTTGCCACTGTGGCAGCCACACTGCCAAAGTAAGTTTGGCTAGTGTCAATTCCCACAGTTGTCCATATTCCTTTGACATTGCCCGAGGGATTGAAACTGTCATAGAACTTGATGGCAGTGCCGTCATAATTTGTGATACGCAACTGACTGTTGATGCCACTTGTGTAGACATCTGCATTGGCGTTCAAGTTGTATGTGCTAAACTGCGCATTGATGTTTGCCACAAAGCTGGCCAATGTAGTGTCAGTTGGTGCCACGCTGAGAGCAGTGCCATTTATTGTGATTGTTGCTGGAATCGCACCAGTGTTCATGACAGGAGTGCTGGCGGTGCCGCCCACTACCACAACTGGTTCAGAAGCCAGCCAGTTCCAACCAGCAAAAACGTTGCTGGTGTTTGTGCCGTATGACACAGTGGTCGCTGTGGTTGTTCCCACTGCAAACCACCAGTTTTTAGTTGTATTTCCACCCACTGGATCCACAGTGGCCACACTGACTTTTTCCCAAATACGGTTTTTACGGGTGCCGTCGGGGCTGATGCTCACAGTGTCAACAGCAAGATCACCTGCTGATCCCATGCTGGTCAAAGGAGCAGCAACATTCAATGCAGTGTTGGACAGACCCAGGCTGGTCATGAGGTTGGAATCTGAGTTGTTGGACAAATCGATATTATTGTAAATGTCGCCACCGGTCAATCTCAGGTTATATACTGGCACAACTTCATTGTTGTTGCTGCCCATGGTTTCGTTGTGGCTGAAAACTTGTGCTGAGATACTCAGCAGTTGCAGTGAAAGGTTGCCGTTAATGGCATTGGAAATGTCTGTCAATGTCATTGTGGCATCAAGGCTGATGTCAACCCCGTTGATGTTGAGCGTGCTGCTGCTTACAATACCATTTGCGCTGCCGCTGGTGATCTTGGGGCTGGCTTGACCTTGAACAACGTTTTCCATAAGTGAGGCATCTGTAATAACCATGGGAGCCACTGCCGCCCAGGCGAAAGCTGGGTTTTGATCACCGTTGCTGACAAAGGTTCCCCAGGTGCTTTGGCTGGTGTCCAGCCAATAGCTGCCGTTTTGTGCTGAACCGGTTGGTGCCACTGCACTGGGTTCCAGTTGGGCCAAATCGATATCTGCACGGATTACGTAGGCATTGTTGGCAATACCCAGGAACTCATACAAGCTGAACAAACCCAGTTCGTTTAACTCGTTGTCGTATTGTGGGGTTCCGCCCACGCTGTAGAAGTTAGGTGCGCCATACATTTGCAGAACATCACGTTGGCTGGTAACCAACTGAAGTTGCCCAGCAGTTGCTTTGGTTGTATTTTGAGCAACACTGCTAGTGCCGGGTTGCAGTTTGTCTTGTGCTGTAGCTATAACGATCAGCGGAACCGTGCCAGTTGGAGCGCTGGCGTAGAAGCTCTCGTTGGTTACTGTTACTGAAACGCCGGGGGAGACTAAATCGGACATTATGACCTCACTGAAAATGAATGCCTGTTATTTATTGGTTGTGGTGCAAAACCCCGGGGTTCGTGACATTTAAAGGTTCGCATTGGTTGAATTTATTCAAAAAGTTGCTTATATTGTTGCTGACAGGATCAGTATATGAAAAAAATAATTGGAGTATTGGGTTGGATTGGCAGCGGCAAGGGCACTGTGGGCGACTACCTTGTAAACCAACATGATTTTACAGCCATGAGCTTTGCCGGCAACCTCAAGGATGCCACTGCGGCCATTTTCGGTTGGCCTCGTGAT